TCAGCAAATGTATGGAGTCACATCTTAATTTGTATCGATAAGACACAAGCTTCAAATGCTGATAGAGGTAGAATTTTTATCAATGGCGTTGAAGGACAAACAAACAATTTAGATACGAGTTTAATAGGTACATCAACTACACCATTATATTTTGGCATTGGGTATGGACTAACACTTCCTTATGGGGGCTCTATTGATGAGGCAGCTATATGGGTTGGAAGTGATGAAAGAGCAAATATATCTGACATCTATAACGGTCATGTTCCTTTTGACTTGTCTACTTTAGCGAGTGCTCCGTCTCATTGGTGGAGGATGGGAGATGGTGATTCTTGGGATGGAAGCAAATGGACTATAAATGACAATATAGGAAGCTACAATCTTGATTCTGTGAATATGGAAGAGGGAGATAGAGTAACTGATGTTCCTTAAAAAAAATAGATATGCAAATTTCAGATGTTTACGGAATAATATTGACAGCAGATATTGACAAAGTTGATTTCAGTCAAGTTCCACAGAATAGAGATACGGTGAGATATTCATTGGATGGCACTCAGTTTGTCATCAAGTGGAATTCGGATGCTGTTCCTACATTCATCACTGATGGATCTGTGATTCCATTCTTGACATTGACTCATGAACAATGTCTTGTCTTGATGGCATCAAATGAGTGGAGTGATCCAATAGAATAAAATAAAACATGGCAACAAAAGAAGCTGTATTCAATGTAAAGGTCAACACTGGCAACAGTGTGAAAGATGTCCAGGATCTTGATATGTCTCTAAATAATGTTAATAAAACATTAGATAGCACATCACAATCTATGGATAAGAATGCAACCTTTGCTCAGAGATATGGTGATGAGCTCCAACCATTGACAACCAGGTTGGGAGAGGCAGAGGATAGACTCTATGAGTTAGCTCTTGCTGGTCAACAAGCATCCCAGGAATATCAAGAGCTCCTTGAGACTGTGACCAGATATAGACAAACTCAGATAGCAGTTGATCAGACAGTGGATGCAAGTGCCCAAACAATGGGACAAAAACTTGTTGCAAATGTTGAGTTTGGTGCATCAGCATTCCAAGCATATGAGAGTGCAGTTGCTTTGGCTGGAGTGGAGAGTGAAGCTCTTGTCCAGACTATGGTCAAGCTCCAAGCAATCCAAGGTCTGGTTGGATCAATTCAAGGTTTATCTCAAGGATTGAAAGAGTCAACTATTGGAATGAAAGCTCTTGCTCTTGCTCAAGGTTTATATAGTACGGTTGTTGGGACATCCACTGGATTGATGAAAGCATTCAGGATTGCTTTATTATCAACTGGTATTGGAGCTCTTGTTGTTGCTGTTGGTGTGTTGATTGCGAACTTTGATAAGTTAACCTATGTATTTAAACCAGTGATTAATGGTCTCAAAGCAATTGGAGATGCAATCGGATTGACTGACTTTGCCGCCGAAGAAGCTTCTAAAAATGAAGAAAGAAGAGCGGAACTTCAAAGACAAAGAAATGAAATGACATTATGGAATCTTGAAAGGGAGCATCGAGCAAGACAAAGATACATAAGAGAAAACACAAGAAACCACAATGATGAGCAAAAACAATATGATAGAATTATAGCCGCTCAAAATGCAGAAGGAAAGAGTTCAATCAAGTGGACAAAAGCAAAAATTCAAGCGTCCATTGATTATCAAAAATATCTATTAAAAGAGCAAGAACTTGAACTTAGGAATGCTGAAGCAAAACTCAAGACTGTAACTGGCGAGGAATATAGAAAAGTTGAAGACCAGATAGAAAGTCAAAAAAATGCACTTAATCAAATAAAAAACAATATTTTAGACTCTGAAAATGAATTAAAACTCATTGATATTAATGCGAGAAAACAAGCATCATCTAGGGCTAGAGCAAGTAGTGATGAAAGAAAAAGACGAAAAGAAAAAGAATTAGAAGAGGAGAAAAAAAGAATTTTCAATCTTCAAAAACTTGAAATGGAGTTCCTTGAAGAACTTGAAAAATTAGATGAGGAAGCATATCAGAAAACTCTGACAGCTCAACAGAAAGAAGAGACAGCAATCAATGACAAATATTTCAGACTCATTGAAACTGCGAAGCAATATGGTATGGATACCACTGATCTGGAAGCAAAGCAACAGCTTGAACTGGCTGGTATCAGAAAGAAATATGATGATGAAGCAATTGCAAAAGCCAAAGAAAAAGAGCAGAAAATTCTTGAAATAAGAGAGAAATTCAATGCACTATTTAGAGACCAATTTGATCAGCAGATTGCAGATGCAAGAAAGTCAAATCAAGAACAGATTAATGAACTTGAAAAAGCTAACAAGGAAGGAATTATTTCGGATGGGGAATTCTATATTGCTAAGTTGAAACTGGCCAATGATCTTGCTGATAAAGAGAAACAGATTGAGAAAGAGAAGAACGAATATATCAAGCAACAGAATATCAAGGCAAGAGAGGAGCAACTCAAAGGAATTCAGAGTATAATTGATGGAGCTCAGAAAGGATTGGAGGGACTCTCTCAGATCAATAACCTTGTCAACCAGATAGATCAAGCAAGATTGAACAGTATTCAATCCAGGAGAGATGAGAATCTTGAGTCTTTGGATGCTAATCTCGAGGCACAATTGGAAAGAGAGGATCTGACAGCAGATCAAAAGAAAGCCATTGAAGAGAACTTTGCTGAGCAAAAATTCAAGGTACAGCAGAAAGCATTTGAAGAGGAGGAGAAAATCAAGAGAGCACAATTCAACAGAGATAAAGCTCTGAAACTTGCTCAAGTCTCCATTGATACAGCGAGTGCTATTGTAAAAGCCATTGCTCAATTCGGCCCTCCTCCATCTCCATTGGGGATTGCTGGGATTGCATCTGCTGGAGTGATTGGATTGACTCAAGCTCTTGCAATATTGAATCAACAATATCAAGGTGGAACAGCTCCATCCCCTCCTCAGATTGGAGGTGCATCTGCTGGATCTTTGACTGGAGCTGGAGCATCAACATTCACAGCGAACACATCAGCTCAACAAACAGATTTGACAACATTGGGACAAGAGAATGTCCCAGTTTCTCAAGTGGTGGTCCTGGAATCAGACATCACTGGGACTCAATCAAAAGTAGCTGTTCAAGAAGCAAAGTCATCTTTTTAAAAACTCAACTCCAGCTTTAGTCAGAAAGCCATCTCCAATGCTTAGGCAACCATACTCCTCCAGGAATGTGGTTGCTTTGTCATTATTAAATGAATGCATCTTGACATTCTCTCCAGGAATGAAATCACATTTATAAACATTTAGATATATTGACTTGATGAAGTGGTTGCCATCCATCCAGTTGATTGATCTCATCAGCTTGATCAGTTTGTCAGAATCCATCTTGACAGCTTGATGACATTCAAAGTTCCTTGTTGGGAGATCATTGTATTTCAAGAACTCAAGTGTGTTCCTGGTTGCTTCTTGATAATGTGGTGGGTGAATCGGATTGACAATAAGTTGACCTTTAAACATCACCTTGTTGAAATCATATCTCTCAGTGATGAAGAAATCATCATTCATATATATGAACTCTCCTCCAATACGTTTAGCAAAAGTCAAGATTCTATTGGTGACGTCAATCCCTCTGATATTGTTATATTGTTTACAGGGTACATGGAGAGCTCCATCGACTGCATCTCCAATGGTGTAGAACACTGCATCTGGTTGAAACTTTCTGATCCATCTCATTGATTGCAATATCTCAAAATGAGTGGAGCTTTTTTTGTAGGGATAAACAAAAACCATTGAGAACAAAAATACATAATATATATGATTAAAGAATTGCCTATCTATGAGATCATGATTGATCTTGATGATCCAGATACAACAGTCTCATTCAATTCATTGGTGAGTCATCCAGCTCATGAGAAGAATTTTCAGACATTCTCAAAGCAAGTGAAATTTGAATTCAATGATGAGGAGCAGATGATCACTGGAATTGCCATCTCAGCAGATACACCAATCTATCGGATTGACTATTCAACTGATGAGGAATACTATGTGATCTTTAAAAAGAAAGCCATCAAGGATATTGTCTTTGATTATGCCAGGAGAAACAATTTCAACAATGTGAATCTTGAGCATGATGATGAGAGAGTGGTTGATGGAATATACATGACCATGTCATATGTCATCGACAAAGAGAAAGGATTCACAGCTCCTGAGAGATTCAAGGATGCCAATGATGGAAGCTGGTTGGTATCTTACAAAGTGACTGACAAAGAGGTTTATCAGAGTGCAAAGGAGGGAGTATTCAAAGGATTCTCCATTGAGGGGATATTCAATCTCATTGAGACTGGATCAACAATGGAGGAGGAGTTCATGGGACAGATATACACTGAGCTGAAAAAGGTTGCTGAGTATGTTCTTTTTTTCAATGATTATCCAGATGCTGTTGTCAACAATGCAAAGAGAGGTATTGAGTTGAATCAAAAGCATGGCAACAAATGTGCAACCAGGGTTGGCCGTTTAAGAGCAACCACTCTCAGCAAGAGAGGGAATCTCTCCTTGTCAGTGATTCAAAGAATGTATTCATATCTCTCAAGAGCAGAGGAGTATTATAATCCAAGTGATTCATCAGCTTGTGGAACTATCTCATATCTTCTATGGGGTGGCAAAGCTGGGAAACGATGGGCAGAGTCAAAATTGAGAGAGCTCGGAATTTTAGAACAATAATATATAATAAATAAAACAAAAAAAATGAATCAGAATTTCAAAAAAGTTTTAGACTTAATTTCAGAGATGAAAGAGTCATTCTCTAAAAAAGAGAACGAAGAGATGAAATTTGATCAAGCAACTTTGACTGATGGAACTGTCATCGAATATGAAGCTCTTGAGGTTGGTCAAGCTGTGTCTGTTGTCGCTGATGGCGAAATGATACCAGCTCCAGAGGGAACACACACATTGAGTGGTGAGCTTGAGGGAGTGAGTATTGTGGTTGATGCCAATGGAGTGATCACTGAGATTGTTGATGCAAGAGAGGAAGCTCCAGCAGATACAACAGTAGATGAGCAAGAAGCTGAGCCAGTTGCTGAGTCAATGAGTGCAGAGGATGTTGAAAGAATTATCTCATCAAGATTGGAGTCATTCAGTGCCATTGTAGATGGACTTGCTGAAATGACAAAGTCATTGGTTGAGAATAATGCAAATCTTGTAAATGAGTTGAGTTCATTGAAAAGTGAATTTGAGACTTTCAAAGCTCAGCCATCTGTTGAAGCAAGAGAGGGAGAGAAATTCTCCAAAGTTGGTAACTTGACAACCAGACAACAATTTCTACTAAAAAATAAAAATAAATAAAATGTCGTTAAAACGAACTATTCAAGAAAAATTCGCTTATGATGTATCTGGATTAGCATCATATGTTGATGAGCAAAGAGAAGCATTGACAGTACGTGCTGTCACTGAGGCAAAGACTTTGCAATATATAAACATCCAAGAAGGAATCAAAGGATCTGAGGAGATCAAACTTTTGGATGATTCAATTGTATACCAAGCTGGTGATTGTTCAATGACTCCATCTGGAGACACTGTATTCACTGATCGTGCAATTGCTGTTGAGACTTTAGGTTTCATGAAATCATTTTGCAACAAGGATCTTTCTGGATTCTGGACTCAATTAGGTCTTAGACCTGGAGCAATGGCTGAGGACAAAGCTCTTCCATTCGAGCAACAAATCATTGACTATTTGTTAAAGTTGCATTCTTATGAATTAGACAAGTTAATCTGGAAAGGTAACAAATCAACTGGATCTGGAAACTTAGCATTCATGAATGGATTCCGATCTTTCCTTACAACTGGTAATGGTTGTGTTGATTTGAACTCTTCTGGAACTGCATCAATCTCCGCATCCAATGCTTATGATGTTTTCTATGAAGCATTCGAGAACACTCCATCAAACATCGCTGAGTCTGGAGATTTAATTTGTTTCACTGGACGTGAAAACTTCAACTACTTAATGAAAGACTTAGTTGATCAAAACTTCTTCCACTACTCTCCAGCAAACATTGCTACAATGGATGAGATCATTGTTCCTGGAACAAATATGCGAGTGGTTAAAGTTAACGGATTGAACGGTCTTGACAACATCTACACTGGTAGAGCAAGTGAGTTTGTATTCGGAACTGACTTGAGAAGTGACTTTGATAACTTCGAGTTGTGGTATTCTCAAGATGATGATGTATTGTATTTACGATCTAAATTCAGAGCTGGTGTTCAAGTTCCTTTCTTGAATCAAATCGGAGTTTGGAATGGTACATCTTCACCTAACTAAGATAAATTAACAAGGGAGGGGAATTTCTCCTCCCTATTTTTAAACATTTAAAACAAAGAATTGTGAGCTGTAATATGACAACTGGGTACAATGACAGAACTTGTACCAATGGCAAAGGAGGGATCAAGAGTGTGATCTTGTTTCCTTTAGGGAACGTTACTGCATCCACTATCACTGCAAATGAAATCACTGCATTGACTGTGAGTGGAGAGGTGTTCCAATACAAACTAAAAAGCAATTTGTCAAGCTACGAAGCTCCCATCCGAGTGAATAAGGACAATGGAACATTGTGGTATGAACAAACATTGACAATGATCCTTGCATCAGATACCAAAGAATTGAGAGCTGAAATTCATCTCTTAGCACAAAACGAAGTGATGTGTTTGGTTGAAAAGGCATCTGGTGAATATGTTGCTCTTGGAGCTGGAGAGGGATTGCAAGTTGCTGACGGATCAAGCTATGGATCTGGCGTATTGAAATCAGATCGTAATGGTCACGATATTATTTTGGCTGGACTTGAGAATGATGAAGTTCCAGATGTTAGTGCATCTGTGATTGCTACATTGTTGACTCAACAATCTCCATCAATCTAATATCTCACTAATTAGAACTTGAGGGAGGGCGAATTTTTTCCCTCCCTTTTTTTGTATATTTACATTATGAAAATAGCTGTTAAATATTTAGGGAATAAGGCCTGGTCTCCAGTGCTAAAAAGATGGATGATAATTGAAGAGGGCAAAGAGGATCTATATCTTGCCATTGGAATATCTGATATCTTTGAAAAAGAAGAAAAACCAAAACTTGTGAAAAATGCTAAGAATCGAAAAAGGAGGGACAAGCAATCTGATAGTGACAGTCAAGGAATTGACAACTCTCCAGAATCCGAAGTATTTATTTGAATTTGAGCATCAACAAAGTTTTGACAAGATATACTGTATCTTGACAAATATCTCAACCAATACAGAGAGATATGATGAATTCACAATCATTGATGGAGTGGATGTGACCTTTCCATATGATGGCTTTTATGTTTACCGAATATACCAACAAGAATCTGATTCAAATCTTGATCCAGATCTTTCAAGTGGTTTGGTTGAATTAGGGAGAGCTCATGTATATGTCACAGATTCACCCTCGAATGTATATGATGAAACAATAAACTTTAATATATATGAGTGAGAATATCAAGATGACATCCTTGTCATTCAAAAAAGACTATCAAAAACCAGATGAGGAAAGAGATCGGATGTACGATTTCATCAAATGGGGAAAGAAAAATGATTATCCCTATTTCCTGGTTGATCTCTACAATGGGAGTGCCTGGCATCAAGGGATCATAAAAAACAAAGTGACATACATCGCTGGAGGAGGACTTGAATCAGCCAGTGGAGACATGACTGCATTCATTGAAAACAAATATTCAGAGTTTGACATGAATGAGATTGTGGAGATGTTGTCATATGACTATGAATTATTTGGAGGATTCTGTGTCATGGGAACATGGAACAGAGATGGATCAAGAGTCGCAGTGTGGGAACACATTGATCTTGATTCAGTGAGAGTCTCTGAGGATGGATTGACCTACTATCTTTCAGATGACTGGACATCCATGCAACAATCTCCAGAGAAAACAAATTTAAGGACAATCACTGCTCTTGATATGCAAAATAAAGAGGGCAAGTTCATCATATATTATAAAGATCCAAGCAAGAGATCAAAGAAAGAGAAAGGAGCATATCCAAAGCCACCATATTATGGAGGGATTACAGCCATCCAAACCGATGCAGATATCTCCAGATATCATATGCATGAGATTGCAAATTCATTCAAGAGTGGGACATTGATATCATTCACTGATGGATATCCTGAGACATATGAAGAAGCTGAGAGAATCAAGCAACAAGTCAAAGGAAGATCTCAATCTGTTGAGGATGCTGGAGAAATAGTGATCACATTCAGTGACAACAAGGACAAAGCTCCCATTGTTCAGCAATTGAGTGGGAATGACCTTGACAAAAGATATCTGATGACTGAGAAATCAGTGCAACAGAATATCCTGGTATCACATTCAGTGGTTGCTCCATCATTGTTCGGTGTTGCTCCAGAGGGATCATTCAACGCATCTGAGAGTGCTGATCTCTTTGAGATATTTAAAAAGACATACGTTGATGCAAGACAAAGAAGATTGGAATGGATGCTCAACTATATGGTTGAATTGTCTGGATATGTTGGAAGTGTTAAATTGAAAGATGTATCTCCAATCACAACAACTCAACCAGCTCCAGCTCCAGCTCCATCCACAATGGAAAAACAACAATTTTCAAATTTTGAGATTGATTGCTTTGCTGAGTATGGTGAGAATGCTGATGAATTTGATGTCATTGCATCATATCCAATTACCTGGGACACTCCATCAGAGGAGGTATTCACAAAACAAGATCAAATCTTTGCAACCATTGGAGAGATAAAACTTGGACTCAAGGATATAGACAAGAATGTCCTATTGTTATTAGAGCAAGGAGAGGATTCCACTGCAATATCAGAGGCATTGCAACAGCCAATTGAAGAGATTGCAAAGTCAATTGAGAGATTGGTTGAATGGGATCTATATACAAAAGGAGAGGTCACTGATCTGGCAAAGAATCTGATTGAGCAAGTGGATATCCCAGCAGAGAGATATGAGATCAGATATTCATATCGAGAGATTCCTGGTATTCCTCCAGTGAAAACTCAATCAAGAGAATTCTGTTCACGTTTGGTTGGGTTGAATCGTATATATTCAAGGGATGAAATCAACATCATATCTGGAAGAGTCAACAGGAATGTCTGGATCTATAAAGGTGGATGGTACAACAATCCAGAGACTAAAAGAAAGACACCATGGTGTCGACATGAATGGGTGCAACAAATCGTAATAAAAAGAGCATGAGCATGAATTATCTATTATCAGTTGAGAATCTCAAAAAATTGGGATTGATACACAACAACACTGACAGCAAGATCCTATCAGTTGCAATCAAGAGAAGTCAGGATATGTATGTCCAACCAGCTCTTGGAACTCCATTGTATAAAGCACTCCTTGATAGAGTTGAGTCAAGCATATGGACAGCAGACTATCTGACATTGATGAATGATTATGTGATCCCTTGTCTGGTTGCTTTTGTTGATTATCGGTGTGCATTGTTGCTCAATGAGAAGCTCACCAACAAATCAGTTGGAAGATTGCAAGATGAGAATCTGAATGCCAATGATGACAATCAAACATCTGCATTTAGAGACCAATTGAGAAAGGATGCTTTTTTCTACAAAGAGAGATTGATTGGATATCTGATGGATGACCAGGGACAAAAATATCCAGAGTATATTGAAGGATGTGAGGACTTGACTTGTAATGAGAATGTCAAAAAAGACAGAACTGGATATAAGCCAATCAACTGGAACATATGAAAGAAATCAAGATATCAAAAAAACAAATAGCAAAACTCAAAGAATATCTCAATGGAAAAAACTCTCAACCAGCTAATGTCAGAGCTACAAACAATAGCTCAAGAGCATCGGCAAATAAATGAATTCTTTCAAGGTGATTATCTTGATGCTGTCTCCAGGGACTCAGTAAAATATCCATTGATGGTTGTGACATTGCAACCAGGATCAATGACTGAGAACTCAGTGAATGTTGGAATGGTTATCTCTATTTGTGATAAATATGACATCCAGGAATATAGACAAATCAATGAGATTCATTCTGATTGTCTCTCCATCTGCAATGATATCAGAGTGACATTCAATCAATGGAGGTTTGAGGACTTTATGGATATTGAGGGAGCAATCACAACAGATCCATTCATCAATAGAGGTCCCGATGTGACTGCTGGATGGACCATGACAGTGAATGCAAATATCTATGATGAGAACAATTGGTGTGGTATTCCATATGATAATTATGATTTCGAGAACGAATAAACATAATAAAGAGAATGCATCAAAAAATATTAGCTCTATTGTATTTCATTTTCGGATACATCAGTGCAATGTTAATGATTGTTAATGGTAGTTTATACATATTCACTCTTGGATGCTTTCTCTTGATTTACTTAACCTATCAAATTGCTGAGCAACTTAAACAATGAAAAGTCAGTTCTTAATTTTACTTAACAAGATACAACTCTACAAACTACAACTGATGTCAATCTCATTCTCCTTTTTTCTCCCTATATCTGGCATACTCATTCTCATTGCTTTTGCGATCTTTGTTGATACAACAACTGGGATCTGGAAGTCAATCAAACTCAAAAAGAAAGTCACATCCAGAGGACTCTCTCAAATCATTTCAAAGATCATGCTCTATGAGGTGTGTGTTCTTTTGTTTTATATGATGGACAAATTCATCCTGAGTGATATCATCTCTCAGTTCTTTTCTATTGATCTATTGACAACCAAGATCCTTGCATTGACATTGTGCTCAATTGAGGTGGTATCTATCAACGAAAATATAAAAGCAATCAGAGGTGTTGACCTTTGGACGAGCTTGAAACTATTGTTCAGAAGAGCAAAAGAAGTCACATCCGAATATAAAGAAATCAACAAATAATGGATATCTCAAAGATAGTTCAGAATCAACTGCCAGAATCACAATATATCAATGAGTCAGTTGACAAAAATCAGATATATCTCCATCACACTGCTGGGAATAAAAGTGCAACAGCTTGTATCAATGGTTGGGCCAGGAACTCCATCCGAGTTGCCACAGCTTTTGTGATTGGATATGATGGGACTATTGCTCAAGCATTCTTTTCTGGCAAATGGGCATGGCATTTAGGTGCAAAAGACACTATATTCAAAGGTCAAGGATTGCCATATAAGAATCTCGACAAGTATTCTATTGGTATTGAGTTAACAAATTGGGCATTCCTGGACCAAAGAGATGGTAAATATTACAACTATGTCAATGGTGAAGTTCCAGGAGATGAGATCACTGTCCTTGATGAGCCATTCAAAAGACATAAGATCTGGCACAAATATACTGATGAGCAGATTGCATCCCTCAAGGAATTGTTGATATACCTGGGTGATAAATATGACATTGACTTGACCTATCATGATGATATCTGGGATGTATGTCCAAGAGCATTGAAAGGAGAGAATGGAGTGTTCACTCACAACTCAATCAGAAAGGACAAATCAGATGTGTATCCATGTCCCAGATTGCTTGATATGTTAAAGAGCTTATGAGATATCTGATCCTTTCATTGTTTATTTATTCGTGCACTGCTCAATGGCATTACAATAAAGCAATAAAGAAAGGACTTGAAATCACTACAAAAAGTGATACCATAAGAATCACAACCATTGACAGCATTCCAGTGATTCAGCATGATACCATTGTATATCAAAAATTCTTTACATCTAAGGACACAATAATCTATT